CCATACACGGTAACAATATTAATGGTAATAATATCTCTGGCGGTACGATTACAGGTACAACCGTAAACGGTGGTTCTGTTAGAGGTTCCGTGATTGAGGGTGGCACGATACGAGGTGCGAGATTAGAGGGTGTAACTGGTAAATTCACGGGTGCGCTTGAGGTCAATCAGCTAATCGGTGGTAATTTGTGTGAGGTGTTTGTGGCTAGGGTTTATGAAACTGTTGGTTTTTGGCAGTCTCAGATAAATATAGCTGCTTCGCCTGTCAAGCGAGTTTTCTTTATCGTTAATTCGCATAAATCATTCACAGTTGAGGCTAATCAATCTTACAGGTATTTATATACTAACCACGATAGAAAAATGCCGCCAGAGTTTTTTGATATTGGTGGTGGCAATCCAAAAATCTGCATTACAGCTTACGCTGTATCAAACACAACAACAATGTCTCAATAGGAGCTAAAATGACAACATTTAATAAAATCTTAAATCCAATCTATTCAGCTATCGCAACGTATTCTCGACAAGAGGACGGTTCGATCAATGCAAAATATGTATTAGGTACAGGGGAAGAAAACGAGGGTTCTGTAACAAACTTTATACCAATTATTTCTGAATATAAATGGATTGACGCTGTTACAGCCAATGAATTAATGGCTAAGCCATTAACTAAAGACGATATTGGTAAAACAACAGCACAGATTGATTTAGAGCGAATTTACACCTATTTGAAAGAAAACGGTCAAATTGCAATCTAAGTTTAAATGACAGCACTTTGAGAAATCTTAGTGCTGTTTTATAAGGATTTAAAATGGAAAATTTAGAAATTCCTGTTGTTGATTTTGCGATTTATCGTGGTGATGATCGTACTGTGGCGTTCGATATTTTCACGGTTAGCGAAGATACAGAAACCCCGTTTGTTTTAAAAGATCATCAAATTGATTTGTGGGCTACACCTGAAAAGGGTGCAACCCTCAAATTAAGCACGAGTAACAATTCAATTACCGTTGAGGAAAACACGTTATCTTGCCATTTTTCCCACGAACTCACCAAAGATATTAAATGGGAAACGGCAATTTACGATTGTCAAATTATCATTGACGGCAAATATAAAACTATGTTTAGAGGTACACTAACCATAGATCCTGATGTTACGAAAGAGGAAGAAAAATGAAATCTTTCAAAGTAGTGCTGAAAAGTGATACAATCAAATTTAAAGTGAGAATTAGTGAGAAATTGATTTGTAATACCAATCAACCTGCTCCTAAATTCCCTACCCTTGCCGAATTAAAAGCATTTTACAATATAGGAGCATTATAATGGCACAACAAGATTTTAGTCAGATTTTAACCGAGTTTGCCGAGTTCGTTGGTAGTAAAGACAAGGAAATTATTACCATTATCGGTGCATTATCCTCACTGACAACTACACAAAAAGGTTCGATTGTTGGTGCAATTAACGAATTGAAGCAAACTATCACGGCATTATCGGGTAGCAGTGCAGGTATTGATGATACTTCCACAGGCGACAGTTCAACGTTATCTGCGAAGAAAATCATTGAGCTTTTAAAACAAGCGAAAGCTGATGTTAAAAATGAGCTTTTAGGTGGTGAAGTAGATCAAAGCATTGATACTATCAAAGAGCTTGGCGAATTGCTTAAAAACGTTCAAACAGGTGAAGACGGCTTGAATAAATTAATTCAAAAAGTTACTGAAACCAATCAAGCCTTAACACTTCTAACAAGTAAATTCACAACGTTAGACGGACTTAACCTTAAAGAAGCTTACACTAGAGGATATAACCGATAATGGCGATTGATACAGCACTTACACAATTTGCCGAGTTTATGGGCAGTGAAGTTAAGCGAGTTGAGGGTTTAATCCCGACTGGCGGTGATGGTACTTCACAGCCCACAAATTCACCAATTATTTATGGTGTGGGCAGACCTGATGATCGCACTACAACAAATGGCAAAATTACTGGTAATGAGCCTGACGGCACTGTTTATATATCCAGTGATGGAGCAGGTGTTAGAGCGTGGCAGTGGATTAAAGCTAGAGGCACTTGGCAGGTATCTTATGGTGATACTGGTGAGGTCAATATGTCAAGATTGTCCGTAAACATTAAATCGGGGAATATCGCTTTAAGGCGAGTAAACAACCTCGTACAATGCACTTTTAGTAACGGTCAATGGGATGCTATTTATTTTTATGGATCAGCAAGTCCTCATTTTGTGAAAAAATCTCACGCTAAACGTATGGATCTTTTGCCTAATAGCCGAATACCACAAGGATTTCGTTCAACTAAATCCATTATGTTGCCGTTTTACGGTGATGACGGGGAACAATTAGGAGCGGTTTACGTTGGGGGTTTAAGAAACTATAACTATATTGAATTACGGTTTACAGGTAAACCGCCCGAAGCAGATATGGATATTGTGCGTATGCCTGTTATTACTTGGATAACTGATGACCCATTCCCTAGATCATTAGAAGTTAGATAAATAAAAAGAGCTAGTTTAATCACTAGCTCTTTTGCTTATACGGAGTTATATATGAAAAACTACAAAATCACTAAAACAAATCCTCAACACGATTTTTGACTTTGTAGCCAATATCATACAGCAGACGATTTGCATAGTCAATATAAAATTGATAATTTAAATCAAAAGGCAGTTCTTTTGGCAAATCAAGGCACAATTCAGCGTTATCCGATTGTGATACTTTGTTTCCAGTGGTTGCATATCGTAGGCAATCAGTGGAGTTGATACCGATATAAAACCGTGCAATACGACCGAATGGCTTACCTCTAAACGTGCCACCGCCTTTAACTCGTCTAATTGATAGGAATTGACGAATATCTTTACATTGACCGATAGTTACTTCCAATGGTGTTCCGTTCATCAGATATTCAACAACTGCATTACGGCAGATTAAGAAGCTAGGTGTATTCTTCATTTTGAAGTTGTTTTCATCAGAAAACCAATGATCTGCGAATATACCTTTACGTTTACAACCTTTTTTAATTTGGCAATTTTCATCAGATTTAACCGCAATATAGTTATTTACGTTTGCTGAATAAATTGCGTGGTAATAGGTGTGTTCTGTTGTGAAATTACAATCCTTTTCCCATTGTTTCACAATATCATTTAAAAGTTGCGTTTGCTCTACATTGTAATAGATAACTATGCCGTCCGTGTTACCACTCACCACTTTAATTCCTGCTAATTCTAACCGCTCAATCAGCATTAAAAGCGATAATTGACCTGTTAAACACACAGAAATCATTAACTGCGGTGCATACACTTTAGAATATGGGCTACCTAACTTACCGTAAAGACCGTTGATTACGATTTTGTTACTGTTAGCGAGCTTCTTAAACTCTTTGCGTGTATCTTTATCCAGTGTTTCATCACTCGCTTTATGCTTATATTCTAAGCGAGGGTTCACAAGGTCATACTCATAAACCTGTAAAAACACTTCTTCAATGCCCTGCGGTGCATAGCGATTGTTCAAAATAATTCGTGGGTAAAAGCTATCCACATCAACATCACGCAGACGGTGATTTTCATCACAAATAATTGTTTGAGCTTTTTCCTGCGAGTGTAGCCCACCGATACCTAGTTTGTAATCCGTATCACCTATTCTGATTGCAAGATCGTTGATCTCGGACGGGATTTTAGGTGAGCCGTCTTTGCCTACAAGATACTCGGCTTTATTTACCGTATCTAAAACGTGTTGTAAATACGGTGTAGAGAACTTGATAAAGCTCGGTGCAAAGTATCGCAGAATTTTATTGCGGTAATCCATAGGTTTAGGCAACCGCTTATTCAGCCGTTTTTCGATAAGGGAAATCGTTACCCGTTCGCCAATTTGAGCGTCCGATAGCGACCGCAGATCCATACCGAACTTTTGCCCCATAAAATACCGCATTTCGATTTCAGTCGATAACTGCTTGCGGAGCTTGTAGGTGTTGCGAATATCCTTGATACAGTATTTACGCACCACATCAATTTCGTGTGGTTCAAGTGGAATATGTGGGGGATATGGCAAATCCTGTAATTCTTCCGATAGCAGGCGAGCCGAATACATTTTTAAGCTTGTTTGGCTCGGATCGGGTGCAACAGGCATAATATCGTAGGTATTCAACTTAATGCGTTCGTTGAAATCGTATTTAGTTGCTAAATCTTGCCACCGCATTTCGTTTTCGATAATATCCACAGAAAGCCTGTAAAGCGATCTGTTTGTGGCTTTTTGCGATAAGAGGTGTCTTAGCATAGGTATATCGTAATTATTGCTGTTATAGCCCACTAGGACGAAATTAAGACATACAAACGCTAATTCGTGATACTGATTAAAAGTATCATTCTGCATTTCAAAGGAAAATGTGTAATTTCCTTTTGCGATAAATGAAAGCAAAAAGTAGTTTGGATATGTTTCAATATCAAACATCAATTCTTCTTGTAGATTTAATGGTTCAGTCATACCTTGACTTGCAAGATAATTATTTAGAGAGTTGAGCATTAATCGTGTCCTATTCCATTGATTACACCACGAGCATACGCATTTTTGAAAATCAATCTGTTGTTTTCACTAATTCGTAAATCTCTTGTTAAACTTAAAACGTTAGTTAAGTTGTCAATGTTAATCTTAAATGAAAACGGTTCTTCTGTAAAGGAAGAATATTCAATTTTATTTCCCTCTGATACACAGAAATGATTATTGAAGAATACATATTTGTTTTTAGAGAGTTTGGTAACAATCTTCAACTGTTCTTCAATGTGTTCGTTAAGCAATACGGTTACACATTTCTCTTTTTCAATATCTTCAATAACTTTGTTATATTTATCGCACCACACCATAGCATTGTCATCAAACAATACAGGCACATACAACGCTAAATTTTCAGTTTTAATCAGCAATTTATCATTGATAAGATTAAAACCTACAATTTTGCTTTTACCTATTACTTTGCTGATACACACTAGGCTGTGCAACGGTAAAGACATATTCGGCATAGCGTAATCCAGTGCGAATTGGAAAATATTTTTGCGATCTGTGAATGACATTACACTATTTTTGATATTAGCCGTTTCAATGGCATAGTTGATTGCGTTATCGTTTGAGATAGGTGCAACGTAATCACAGGCAATCGCACACGCCTGCTTAAATACCTGTGGATTTACAGCGTTATGTGTTTCAGTTGATAGCGTTGGATCTACCCATTTAAACTGCTCAATAGGCAAGGTCGAAATTGTGTAGGTATTATCTTCCGACTGCAAGATTACCTCATTGTCTTTTACCACAATTACCGTATCACCTTTGACCGCACTTAACAGCGTTTGTAATTGATATAGATCAATAACTGCATTAAACGGCACATCAAATTCAGTTTGGCATTGTGCTACACCATTACTCACATAGAGCATACCGTCTTGAATTAAGCCGTAACGGTCAAACTCTAACCCTTTTGCCTTGACAAAAAATTTTACATTCTTCAAAGCACTAATAATTTTGTCGCTCATATAAACTCCTTAGAAGCTCACGCCTTTGATTTCAGGGTATTTTTTATTAACGTGTACCGTAATAAAAGACGGTTTTTTGAGTGTATTTGCCACAGCTAACACTTCATAAACCCGTGTAGGGCAAGGTTCAGCAGAACGTTGTTGCCACCATATTTCCGCTTTCTTACGGGCAAATCCGCTATGCTCAAAACACACATATTCGGAATAACGATTTAACCCACACAAATATGTTACCTGTAAAGTCGGTAGATTATTTGCCTTAGATTTGTGTTCGTTGTAAATAACCTGCGTAACCTGCAACGTTTCAAATTGTGGGGTCGTATCTTTGATAAGTTCGAGCGAACTTGCGTTATCCATAAGGTTAGATTGGAAAACAAATTCTGTTCCGCACACCTCACACAATCTTGCTTTTGTATGATTGTAACAGCCACATTCAGGACATACTTTAACAGGACAACCACCTGCACCACCGCCTTTTTTGCGTTTAGACGGTAAATTTGGATCGTTGATACAGCCTAATCGTTTAGTATTCCCTGCGAAGTCAAGCACAAGGCAATTTTCTTTACGGGGGCTAGGTCGAGTGCCACGTCCTAACATCTGCACCCATAGGCTCACGGAGTTAGTCGGGCGAAGCATACCGATTAAATCAATATCAGGATAATCAAATCCTGTTGTCAATTTGTTATTGTTTACAAGGCACTGCAAATCACCTGCTTTAAACGCATTGATATTGATCGTATTCTCTTTATCACTCAATTTACTGTGGCACGTTGCACTAGCAATCCCCATTGATAAGAGCATAGCATTAACGTGTTCGCAGTGTTCAACACTGGTACAAAAGATAATCCACGCCTTGCGGTTCTGCCCGATACCGTGTTCCACAATCTCACGCACAGCATTAAACGTAATTTCGTCTTTATCAGATACCTGTGCCAACTGTTTAAGATTATATTCGTTACCTAAAATTGATACATCACTCACATCAATTTCAATACTTGTGCGTTTCGGAATTAGTGGTGCTAAATAGCCCTCTTTAATTAATCGGATAAATTGATCGGGTTGCGATAAGTCGTAAATCACTTCCCCGAAGATACCGCACTCGGTCAGCATACCGCCTTTTAAACGATACGGTGTTGCCGTCAGCCCAATTACTTTAATGTATGGATTGATAGCGTAAAGCGATCTGATAATTGACCGATAGCTTGTTTCGTCTTTTTCCGATACAAGGTGAGCTTCATCAATAATCAATAGATCAATCTTGCCAAAGTGCGGTAGATTTTCTTCTTCACATTTTTGAATATGCTTGTTCACAGACTGCATAGATCCAAAGATAATCGGATTAGTTGTATCACGCTGTTTCAAGCCTGCTGAAAAGATACCTAAAGGCACGGTTTCCCACACTGATTTGAGCTTATTTGCGTTCTGCTCCACCAACTCTTTAACGTGGGTTAGCATTAAAATGCGTGTTTGTGGAAAGGCTTGCATAGCACGTTTACAAAATTCAGCTATGATAATACTCTTTCCCGTGCCTGTCGGGAATACCAGTAGGGGATTAGTATTGTAGTCGTAATTCAAGAGTGCATTAATGCCGTCCTCTTGATACCACCGAAGATTAAACATTGTGATCTCCTTTCTGAATATCAGCGAGTGTAATCTCGTTTAATGTTCCGTTGTTATGGAAATCTCTATATGCTCTAATAATGCCTTTATCAAAGCTATCGAAATCTATATCATTATCCACAGCACAATAATATAAATCACGCATTAAATCCCATTCTTTATCTTTAACGGCTTCAACGATAGCATTATATCCGTCAATATATTTTTCTTCTTTAGTTCGGATATGGAAAAAGTTTCTAATAGCTTTAAACATTATAATTAATCCTCAAAATAATCTGCGTATTTCACAACTCTTTTGCGTGGCACATATCTGTTTTTGATCGTGCCTACACTACCCCACCATTTATCACCGAATACTTCAATATAAGCGTTGCCTAATGGTGATACACGGATAAGATTGCAATACATAGCATACGGAGTTGATTTACTGCGTTTTGATTGTTGGCAAAGCAATATGTATTCACCTTGCCACCCTCTAGGTTTATGCTTATTGATACGCATTTTAGTGTTTAACCAATCCTTTGACATATTGTTCAATGTATTCTAATGCAATAGCTTTATTTCTATGTTGGCTACGGCTTGCGTTACACCGCACGGCAAATCCAGTAGGAAGATATGTAATTTTAACTTCTGTTTCAGGTTTAAACACCCATACCCAATTAGTAGGGATAACTTCAATTTTTAAATCTTTAGGGTCAATATTATTTAACATATACACTCCCAACATTGATACTTGCCTACAATAATTTCTTCCGTTAATTCTTGATTAAATTTAGTGCAAATCCACTTTTTATCATTCGCAGGTTTAGCGTGTTTGCAACTTCTGCAATTCTGTTCAGGTTTACCCTCAGCGTGGCAAATATGGCGATAGCTACACATTTTGCACAAAAACATATTAGGGTTTTCATTTAAACGTGGGGGCGGTTCTTGACTGATGATAATCTTTTCAGCTTTAATTTCAAGCATAGCCCCTGTGTTATGATTTAATTCTACAATTTCAAAATGTAGATCATCATCATCTTTATTTACCGCTACATAACAAACATAATTAAGTTTCATTTTGTAGCCGTACACACAGCATTGAGCGTAGTGTTGCGGTTTACTTAACTTCATACCCTCTTTTTTAAGTTTTGCGAAAGAAGCTTTATTGTGGGTTTTGAACTCAAATAAAATCTGTTCCTTGATCGGATAGTGTTCAGGTAGATACCCTTTACCGTCTAGGCTACCACCGAAATGACCTTGCACTCCCAATACACGCCATTGAATAGGGTAGTCAATACCTAATTCGTTCGCACGTTTGATATGTTTTGGATCTTCTGATACATCAATCGCACCCATACTATCTAATTCAGCATAAGCAGGTTCGCTTTCATTAACTACAATATATTCGTTAGCTGTGGGTTCAATCAATAGACGATAGCTAGGATCAAACGGTTGCACTTTACAACCAATCCCTGTGAGATAATCAATAAAACGTTCTTCTTCCTTATGCCCACGATCAAATAATCGTTTTACACGAGGTTCAGGTTTATCACCACCGCACCAACGGAAGCCATACCATAATTTACGCTGACATTCATCACCGATCAGACTTGCACCTAAATGTGAGCGTTCTTCATCACTCCATTTACGGTCGCAGTAGTTATCTACATCAATCGCTAACTGCTCTGCAATCTTTTTTAATTCCAACGTGTTCACATCAACTCCTTATAAAATAAGGGGCGGTGTTATCCACCCCTTTTATTACCGCACCTTTACCGATTATTGACCGTTATTTTGGTTTACGGTTGCACCCCATTGAGGTTGAGCAGGTTGTTGCCCGAACGCAGGTGCTTGCTGTTGAGCTTGTTGCTGTGGAGCAAAGCCAGTAGGTGCTTGTTGAGCAGGAGCAGATTGTGCAAATGCAGGAGCTTGTCCGTTTTGTGGCACAAAGCTGTTAGCAGGTGCTTGCTGTGCAGGTTGAGCAAACGCAGGTGCTTGTCCGTTTTGTGGAGCGAAGCCTTGTTGCGGTGCAAAACCTTGTTGTGGAGCTTGTGCTGTTTGGTTGCCACCGTTCATAGCTTCAAGCAATTTCGTTAATTCAACAGTATATTGAGTGTTGGTTGTAACCATTTCACGAAATTCACCGTTTGCACTTGCAATTTCAAAGCCGTCAGAACGCAAGATTTTCTTGAAGTTTAAGAATTGACCGTTTTTGTCTTTATCAACAATGACAATGAACGGTTGATTGTGGAAAACACCAGTATCATTAATGATTGCACCTTGACCTAAAGTGTGGCTCAATGTTGATAAGTTTTTCATACCGATACGGACAGGCACTTCATCACCACTGATTGCACAGCTTAGATTTAATTTTTGACCTACATAGTCAGTACCGCAAGAAGAATGTAGGATTTCACAGTGCAAGTTTACACGAGTTGATTTGTCAAAGCCGTTGTCGTCTTGATAGGTTTTGATTTCATCTTCTGTAATCATAACTAAGTGCGCAGACGGCACAGGCACTTGCGCCCATTGGCTTTCGTTTTGAACTGGATTGAATTGTGATACATCTAAATTTAAGTTTGCCATAATTTGCTCCTATTTAAGATTGTGGCTGTTGTGGGGCAATCCCACGAATTTTATTGATTATTGCTCCAATATCTTGCGGTTCATCTTCAAACAATGTTCCACTACGATCACGGGCGATATAATCGGGTTGGTTTTTGGTGCTTGCAACCATATAATCTTGTGCTTTATTGTTAATCACAAAACGTTTTGATTGGAAGCGTAATATTACATCAATTAAATGTGTAAATTCTGTATAGAGCTTTTTACCCTCTAAGCTAGGCTGATGATAGGGTTGTCCGTTGTTGCTACCACATTCCTGTTTACAAATGAAGATTACATTGTGCGGAATTTGGTTTACGAGTTGATAAGCCCAATTCATCATTTTGTCAGCCATAATGCCATAGGCTTGGCGACCGTCTTTGGCTTTAGCAATTTCCACTCTTAAAAGCTGTGTTGCTAATTCCGACCAACTATCAATGATGATTGTTTCAAACTGCTTAGCTTCTGCTGACTTAGCCCACTGCACAAAGCTTTCAAAGTTTTGTAGGCAATTTTCACCTCTGCAATCAACAATCGGGATTTGCTCATTCTGAATAGAGAGCAAGCCGTTTTCAACCGATACAAGCACTGGTTTAGGCGAAGTGATTGCACAATTTCGAGTTTTCCCTGTGCCTGCTCCACCATAAACAATCATCTTGATACCAGTCTTTGCAATCAACTGGTTCGGTAGTTTTAAAAAAGAACTCATTTTTTACGACCTATTTTCTTTAATTGGCAAAAGTAACATCTAAAGTTGCTTTTATGCTTGTATAAATAATATCCTAAAATGATAGTATTTAATGCAACAAGAGATATTTCTACATTATGGTTGTCATCAATGAATAAATCAATGACAAGGCTAATGATACACGCTAATTCTAAAATAGCAAGCAAAAACGTTACGGTTAATACATTGAATTTGTTTAAATTCATTTTCATAACAACCACCTTACATTTAATCCTCAATGGAAAATGTATCTGTATAGGTTAAAGTTAAAAACGGATCGATTACCGCTTTCGCTTCAGCAGGAAGTGTATCATACACTCGTTTATTCAAACTTGGCGACCACGTTAATAACTGCCCTGCTGTTTCATTCCCACAAATATTAGCGATTGTTGCCATAGCACCATTGAGGGCTTGCAAATCGTCTTTTGCTACGGAATACTTTTGAGAATGTGCCACTTTGAGCGTGTAATGGTTAGTCTTAAAGCGGTTTGTGCCGTCTTTAATTTCTTCTTTGATATACGCCATTACGTTGCTACGGGCTTCTTTCTCTTTCAGTTGAGCTTCTGAAAGTTCATTCTTAGCGTGTCGCCAGTTGTCTAATACAACACCTTTTGCACGAGTAGATTGCACTTCTTCTGCTTCAACTTCATCTTTAAATCCTATTTCTAACATCATACCACCTCTTTATGTGAAATGCTATCTGTAAATTTGAATTCAATTTTAAACAATTCAATTTTGTTTTGCAACACATATTCATTAATTTTTTCAATTAATTTTTCGTGTTCAAGTTTTAACCATACAACAGGCACAAGAATTGCTGTTGTCGGCACACGTTTAACGAATACACCGTTTACAATTTCACCGCTACGATATGAAATAGTTGTCAATGCCATATTCAAACATTCGTATAGGGTAACACCTTGCGATTGTGCAAATTTATCTGCCGAGATAATCACACGAGAATATGCTTGACGGATATATTCAATGCGGTGCTTAGTGCCAGTAGGGTCAGCGTTCAACGGGAAATACATCACCGCCCATTCAATAAATGAATTTAAAAGATAATGTAAATCGTAGTATTCATTACCTGATACAAAGTGTTTCAACTTATGGTAATAGTTGGTGATACCCGTTACATCATATAAGCGTTCATATTGACTTGCCATAACCGTACATACGGTAATACTATCACCAATACCGTCCATAATGCCGACTAAATCTTTTTTAGTGTAGGCTTCCCCTAGTTCGCCAAATTCTGAATTTAATTTCGGAAGTTGATCTAATGGAGTGAGTTGATCTAACCCTTTACCTTTCGACCAATCTACCAGTAAACGCAGTAAATGGCTTACTTTTTCGTTTTCTTTCATTTTATACCTCTATGGTTAAGTGTTATTCGGTAGTCGCTATAATACAGGGTTAGATCTTTTTGTCAAACAATTTTTATCAAAAAAATATAAATTTTTATTTTTAAGTACAAATTTGAAAAAGTGCTTGCAAATTTGTTTTTCTTACAGTAGTCTTTGACAAAACTTTTAACGAGAGGATTAACAAAATGGATACTTCTATTATTTACAAACACGATTACCTAAAGGAAATATGTGAGAGATTAACCGCTAAAGCTGAAATCTTAAATATTTCTAACTTAGCAGAACAAGCAGGTGTGCCACGTTCGGTTGTTGCAAATTTTGCAAAAGGCGAAATTCCTACCACTTCTTTTGAAAATGTTGTTAAACTATACAAATTTCTCACCGAAAACAAGATTTAATAAGGGGCTATGCCAATGTTTTCAAATATTCCTTACGAATTGCAAACCTACAATCAATGGGTGATGTGGAAGTTCGTAACGTTAGACAACGGAAAGATAACAAAAGTGCCATTCCAACCAAACGGACAACACGCTAATGTTATGGATAGTTCAACGTGGACGGATTTCAACACTGCAATCAATACTAAAGGTTTTGACGGTATAGGTTTTGTTTTAACTCACAATGACCCATTCTGCTTTATTGACTTAGACGATACAACAGATCCGAATGTGCTTGAACAACAACGCTCCATTTATCAAAACTTTGCCGATACTTATGCCGAGTTATCGCCTAGCGGTAAAGGCTTGCATATTATTTGTAAAGCCGTAACCGAGCAAGGCTGTAAACGCAGTGGTGTTGAATTGTATTCCAATGCTCGTTTTATGACAATGACTGGCAACATTTACAACAAAAAGCCAATCATTGACTATCAAGCGAACATTAATACCTTATACCGTGCTTTGACAAAAGACCGCAAAGATTTTCAAGTTGTCAATCAAAAACAGCATATTTCTGATGAAGAATTAATTGCTGTGGCAAGTAGTGCTAAAAACGGTCAAAAATTCACTGATTTATATGAGGGGCGTTACGGCTTATATTATAAATCTCAATCAGAAGCAGATCACGCATTAATCAATATTATCGGATTATATAGCCGTAATATTGAGCAAATCGTTCGTATTTTCCGTGCAAGTGCATTAGGGAAACGAGATAAAGCTAAACGTGATAATTACGTTATGGATATGGTTAAAAATTCATTCGATAACTATATTCCACCAATCAACGTTGAAGAATTAGCCGAAAAAGTGCGGTTAGCGAAACAAAATTACAACAGCCAACTTGCAAAACCTGTTAGGGGCAAGCCTGTGAATTTGAAATTATTAACACTCCCACAGTTATTCCCGAATGAAATTGCGGTTATCGACCAAAGCGAGCCATTACCTGATTTGAAAAATGTGCCGTTTTCTTATTCTGAACAGTCAATGAATGTGGATTTTGACACACTGCCTGACGGTTCGGTTAAAGAGATTGCACGGTTCATCTATGCACAAGCTCCACGCCCTGTTAAAACAATCGCTATGATTACAGCGTTAGCATTTATGAGCGGTATTTGTGGTAGATCCTATAATATCAGTGGTACAGGCTTGAACAATTACTTTGTGTTGTTAGCTCCTACTGGTATCGGGAAAGAGGGTATCTCAAAAGGTATCAACCGTATGATTGCTTCAATCACACCACAGCAACCAATGGCAACTAAATTTCTAGGGATTGGTGAGTTGGTATCGGGTATTTCCCTGCTACGCTATTTATCCGAAGAAAGCAACTGCTGTTTAACCGTACAGGGTGAGTTCGGCTTAACAATGCAACGTATGACAGGACGATTAGCCAATGCCCCTATGTTGCAATTACGAAAAATTTTGCTTGAATTATACGGTAAAAGCGGTAAAGGCGAGGTTATGCGTGGTTCTGTGTATGCAGACACTAACAAAAACATTAAAGAGATCGAAGCACCTGCATTTAGTTTATTAGGGGAAAGTACACCTGAAACCTTTTATGAAGCATTATCTGAAAGTTTAGTGGACGAGGGCTTGATTTCCCGTTTAAATATTATTGAGTGCAGTGCAATCCGACCACCATTAAACAAAGAGCATTATGCTGTGCAGATACCGCCTAGCCTACAACAATGGATTTTAACGTTGGTGTCAAACAGTTTAACGCTCAATGCCACCAACACGGTAATTAATGTTGAAATCAACGAACAGGCTCAACGTATGCTTGATGACTTTGATAAATTTTGCGATAACACGATCAACAATACCAGTGATGAAAGCTACCGCCAGTTATGGAATAGGGGGCATTTAAAGGCTTTGAAAATTTCCGCACTATTTGCTGTGGGCGACAATATGTATAAGCCAATAGTTACCGTTGAACACGTTAAATACGCAATCAAATTCGTGCAGGATAGTATCGCAACAATCTACAACCGATACAGTAAAAATGAAATCGGAGCAGGATCGGTTAGTGAAACTAAGCAGGTTGTTGATGTGTGTGCAATTTTCAGACGGTTCTTGCTCAATCCTGACCGCATTAAATTTCCGCACCCATTAATGAAAGAGCATTATGTTTTCCCTGCACAGGATATTATGCGAGCCACCACCAGTTACAAATCGTTTAAGTCGGCTGTGATTTCAAAAGCTGAATTGTTTAAACGTGCTATAACCGTGCTTGAAACGTGGGGCGTGATTGAAGAAGTCAAAAAATATGACCTAATCGAAAAGTATAATTATCGTGGAAAAGCATACTCAATCATAATGCCTAATTATTTCCTCAAAGAAGAATATTTAGGGCTTATGGCTCAATCCCAATCTTAATAAGGGGCTGGATCCTAAAACCGAAATTTTTATAGGGGGCAGGATCTGATTTCCAAAATTTTTATATACCACATAGGAGTTAGTTAAAATGACACCAATCTACAAAAAGATTTATGACTTAAACAGACACGAAGCTAAATTAATACGAGATATTATTTATTCCAGTATTAGTTTAATTAATAGAAATGAAAGAGTGCTTAAAAATAGCATTAAACCTAAAATTTCTTCTATTGAATGGGCTGAATATCCTAGCGTATTTCGCAGTAGTGATTATATGCTATCATTTCAATACAATAATGTATTAGTAGTGTGCAAAATAAACGGTTATGTAGTCGCAGAAGTGTGCAGAGGTGCTAATCTATTAAGCAACGGGGAATATATCCGCACGGCTTCACTAATCTTTAGAGAATACCGTTCCGAACGTTCACTCACAGGTTTATTCGATAGCCGAGTTTTTATCAATTATACACTTGAATACGATCCACTTATCCGTGATATTAAAACGGGAAGTATTAGAGGTGATTTGCTTAAAGCTACCGAGATATACAATAAACGTGAAGTCTATTAAATCAGCCTTTCTTTAATAAATCCTGCCGAGCCTTATATATTCGTTTTTAATCAGACGAGCCATATATATATATATATATAAGGCTTTTTTTTTGATCTGACAGCCTATATAGTATGCAATTTTGATCTGACGACCGATAATAGGCGTTTTTGTCAATTCGGGGCAAAGGTGCATTTTGCCGACCGCACTTTAAAATTTTCGCAATCACTGGATAAATTTACAGTATAACTTTTACTGGCTATTTATACAATATTGTATATTTTCCACTGTTTAAGTGCACATACCGCAAAAACACGCCTAAATTGAGCATACACGCACTTTTATTTTAGGCAATATGATTACATAGGTTAGACTTAAAACGGCTCAAATTGAGCGGATTTTAAAGCCGTTTTTGTGGATAACTTGCCCACAATTAGACGGCAAAAGAAAAGACTAGATAAAATATATCTAGCCTAGAAATAGAAAAAGGCGGATTTAACCGCCTTTTAGTAGTTTTTTATATTTTCGCCTTGCTCTTAATCTTTGCCTATATAACTGCCGTTTTTCCTGCTTATTGTGGGCAAAATACCCGACAATATACGCTATTAATGATAACAATCCAAAAAGAATAAGCCAAATTTTGCTATAAATAGCACTTGCAAGGAACATCATCACGGCAAAAGCGATAAACCAAACCAAAATAAAAGCCATTATAAACCGCCCACACGCCAAAGATAAACTAAAGCCAACACGCCATAGATTGAGCCAAAGATAATAACCATAGCCATAGAAATAGCCATTTTTTCAAGTAGTTTTTTCATAATCAATCCTTAAAGCTTTTTAAAGCCTGCTTTTTTAATCATTTTGATAAAATTTGTTTTTGATTGTTCCTGATCTTTTTCATTTTCAAAATGCAAAAGAAAAACAGGATTAATCTGGTCGTTAATTGTTCTTTTTTCTACTTTTAAAATAAACTCTTTATAATCATTTTCATAGGTATAAATGTTAAACGTTTGAAAATATTCATTCACGTAAATAACAGTTTTTAAATTTTCCATTTTTACCGCCCTATATAAAGAAAAGTCAATAAATGCCGTTGATAATAGCCGTAAATGTTGCAAATAATGCAAGACTAGCGATTACACATTCTAAAAGTTTTTCCATTGAATAGCTCCTTTTGTTAATAACTCTTAATCATAGCCAATCAATCAAGATTAGCTATTGTTAAAAATTATTTTTCCCAACGTATTTCTAAAACTGTTGGATACAGTATTCTAAATTTTAGATCATAAATTTCAGAAGCTTTTTTGATAAAATCTTCATTTAACCAGTCAAAACCACGTAATTTGCAATAGGTTAAGCCTTTTTTAGCTTGATCTACGCATTGATTAATATTTTTCGCTAAATGTTCAAGGTTATTATTCAAGCTGTTTAATTCTTCTACTTTTTTAGCATTATTTGTAATTTCTTGTAGTAAATTTTTCATAATAAGATCCTTATTTGTTGATTATAGGGTAAAGCCTATTCTTTACCCTTGACTTGCATATTATATTAATTAGTTTTGATTGTCAATTATAAATTTAAATTATTTTTATAAATTTATCGTTAAATCTAAACCGTTGAAAATGTTGTTAGCTTGATTTGAATACGGTTTATAAAATCTTCCCACTTTTTCGCAAATTTCGCCTTTATGATAGATCCATTGTCTATCAGGATAATTTGCATTGAGTGCTTGAAATTTTGCGATTGTTGCACGGCAAAATTCAAGATCATTTTTTAGATTATAACTTTGCAAGATATAACCGAAACCGTATTTTTTACCCTTGTATTTTGTAATAGGTAAAGAATACGCCCAATCTTTTAATTCTTCCGTACTACATTTCAAAACGTTAGCAAGGGAAATTAAACCGAAATAATAACGAGGATTTCCGTTCACATCATTGTCAAGTCTTAAATATTTTTCCATTTTCTATTCTCCTGTGTTAAATGGTAAAGGTATTATATAAGTTTAAATCTTAAAAGTAAATAATTATTTTAAATAATCGTTGCGAATTTTTTCAAGCTCTTTACAAAGTGGCGCTAATAGCTCTTTGTAATCCATTTCCCATTTGTGAAGAATGAAAGCTTTCATTTGTGGGCTTGAGATATAATAGCCTTTTTTACGCAAGCCGTTATCAATAAAATCTACATAATCAAAGAGAGATTGATAAACGATACTGTGGATCTGCTTTCTTCTGTTCTCAATTAAAGCAGAATTTAATCGTTCAGTATTACGGATAAATAGCAATAATTCATTCGTCAAATCTTCTTGTTCATCAAGATTATAGAAAATGTTTTCTAAATAATATCTTGACTTTTCTGCATTTGTTTTCATTGGATAACTCCCGTTGTTGTTTAAATCTGTAATCATATTACAAGATTAAAAATTAATTGTCAATACTTACTTTCAATTTTATTTATAAATCTTTTAAAACCGCTTTTCACAACATAGCGACAACGTAAATTTTTAAAAGTTTTATTTGCAATTCCTTTTAATTCTTTTTCCTCAATAGATTTTATCAATCTGTTTTTTAATCTGTAATATTTATTGTAAAGGCTTTCAAAAATTTCAACGGTAAATGGATCTGTTAAATCTGAATACAGATTAGAAAAATTATGACAATCTTTAACTTTTCTTTCATACTTAACACTTTCCACAATTCCGAAATAAAAATCAGAATAAAGGCTAAATCTGTTTACTTTGATTTTTCGCCCTTCTGCCAATTTAATGGGCAATTCAACGGCAATATAAAAGCCTTTATCACGGTATTTTGTGATTTTTGCCGTTCTATCGCCCACAATTCTGATGATTGTCAAGTATTTCATTTTAAAGCCCTCAATTCTACCATATTGAAATATTTAATCGTTTACCTTGTAAATTCCATTGTTCCCGATATTCTTTTTCAATTTGCTTTTTATTCGTTCCATACACACTAACCGCAAAAGCCAAGCCGTTATGAATTAAAAATTTATATGTTTTCATATTAACCGCCCTTATAGTTTAACGTTGTTTTTAGTTAGTGATTTTTCGATCCCGGTTTCAACACGGCAACGATTATATAAAACGTTGTCTAATGCAATCAGTAAAGCCTTGTTAGATTTTCTAGCCTTTTCAGATACCCGCACTGCATAACCATTAAAAGGTTCACAGATTGCAAAACCGTTTTCAAACTTATAAACGTTCGCCGTTAATGTGTAAGTTTTATCACTGCCCTGATGAATTGAAATTCGGTATTCTGCATTTTCGCCTAATTTGTGGGCATAATTTAATTCGGTCGCTTTCCCACAGTTTGCGATTGCTTCACTTAATCCGTCAAAGATTGTTTTAGATAATTCTTGATAAGTCATTTTAATTTACTCCATATTGTTGAGGTTAATTATTGTTAAGCTATCTGCCTAACTTCTGAAATGTAGTATATCAATTTTATTTTTAAATGCAAGCATTAAATGTAATTATTTTGTTCAATTGCTTAAATTTTGAGCGATAATTTTACAGGAAATCAAAAATTATTATCGGATTATTATTTTAACAATTTTTTAACACCAATAAAATCAATGACTTAGAAAAACTTGATTATTCTTGACTATAAATTATTATTTGCTAAGTGTTTGATTTATAAGGAAAAACCTCACTTTACTATCAATTTTAGAAAAAAAAGTAAAAAAGTGAGAAGTAACCAAAGAGAAAAATTCCTAAAAAAGCACTGTATATATATACAGTAGTTTAAAAAAGCAAAAAAATATAGTAAAGTATAATAAAGTATATATTTATTAATAAGTTATATATAATAATTATATAATAATTTTATAATCAAATAATAAAGCATTTTAAATCTTGTTTTCTTCTGTTTAACTTCATTATTTACGCTCAATCTTTAAACTAAATCTTTAATTTTAGTTTATGCAATAAAACTACATAAAAATGCACATTTTCAACGTTTAGGCTTCATATAATCAAAACTTATTCGCTTTATGCACATTATGTTAAATAGCACTTAAACGTAAGTTATTGAATTTAAAGTAAATATTTACAATGAATAATTATGCACTGTTTTAATCTAAATAATTATTATTTACATTTAATTCATTTTTACACTTCAATGTTCTTTATCTTCTCTTTCTTTCAATGCAATCTATTTTTATTGCACGGGCAAGCACCCTACCTATACCCGAAAAATCGGGTATAGGGGGTATGTGTTGTCCCACACTTCCGCCACGACCCATTTTTCGCTTATCGCAAATTTTTTATTTTAAATGTATTGACTTTCATTTTTCTTCAATGTAATATCTCAATCACTGAAATAAATCAGTATTTTTAAATTAAGATCTTGACACCTTGTTTTAAAAGGTATAAGATGACCTCAACAACAACTAACATAAGGAGTTAATTATGTTTAAACTAGACAAAAACGTTCCATTAAGAAGTATTACACTTTTAGATTTGCCTGATAGCAGTAGTAAAGTTGTGGGCTATTTTCTAACAGATTTAGTGAAATATCCGAATTTTGACCCTACAATGCGAGGTCGCTATAACGGCTATGTAATTTTAGGTAAAAATCACCCATTTAGCGGTATAAGAGATATTATTGGTAATTATGATGTTCACGGTGGCATTACATTCGCCAATAAGCTCAAAGATTTCAACATTGACCCATATCCTGAATTGTGGGCTTATGCTGATAATTGGGTTGTTGGGTTCGATACGGCTCACGCAGGGGATAATGCTGAAAATTGGGGTTTAGACAAAACAGTCGATGAAACCATTAAATTATTGCAATTAATGAATAAGGTTGAAGATTATATTGAAGTTAATTTAAAACAAATTAACGAACGCATTTTCTTCAAAACTAAAGGTGATGATTACATTTACTTTTATGACGGTATTGCAGAAAAATTGTATAAAACTAATGGTGCGGAAGTAACGAAAACTTTTATGCCTAGTAATTTAAAAATTAAACTCTTACATAGATATTAAAAAGGTGATTTAAATGAGTGGTGAAACAATGTTAGTTGAAGCTATCGCTGAAACTTTAGAAACAATGAAAAAGGAGCGTGTTATGGTTGTGTTACCGACAGCTAATGAAGCTAAACGTATAGCTAATGAGTATTATAAAAACGATTATATATTGAAAACTATTGGTAAACTTATTCAAGCTAATGCCAGTTGTGGAAAATTTAATTGTCGTGTTAATTTAAGCATATTTGAGCGTGGCGTTAATAAACCGCATTTAGCTTCAGCATTAAGACAAGGTGGTTATGAAGTCATTTATGACGGTGATATTATGGAAATCTCTTGGGGTAAATAAAATGAGACCGTTAGATATTATGATTGATAACGAAAGACGAGCCGAACTGTATAAACGCATTAATGGCTTGGTTCGTTGTGCGATTGATGTAGGCATTAACTACGTTACCTTAATGGTTGGTGGCTTTTCGCCTAAAGAAATGGAAGAAATCCTAGCACATATTGAAAAACAGGGGTATTCTTACCGATATTATCCGCACTTCTGCACACTTCACTTAGAATGGGGTACAAAATGAAAACTGATTATGAAAAAGAAATCTGTGCTTTAATGGAAACTCGCAAAAATTTAGAAAAGGATTTGTACAATGTTGAATTAGCAATCCGTAAATTAAAAGTTAAGCATTTAATGGAAGACTATGAGTTAGAGGGCGGTGAGTTAGTGGAAGTGAACGGCAAACGCTATCTGATTGTGAGTTTTGATACAATGTGGCAGGAAAACAGAGATTGGTATAGTATTTGGCTCAAAGCCTATCCAATCAAAAAGGACGGTACACCGTCTAAAAAAGTTGAAACTATTTATGCAGACAAAGAACGAGTTAAGAGGGTTTAATTATGATTTCCATTTTTGAAGCAAGAAATAAGGCAGATCAATTTAACAATTTTGATGTTTTACTTAGCCGAATTAGTGGCTGTATTGAAGAAGCTTCTGCAAAAGGGCTGTATCATATCGACTATACACACAAAGACGGTAACGTATTGCAACGTTTATTTAGTTATTTTGATCGCAATACACATTTTGATGTAACGTTCGTTAATTCTTCAACAATCCAACTTTATTGGGGGTAATTATGATTACTGCAAAAGAAGCTCGTGCTTTATATTATAAGCACAAAAACTATGTGCAAGAAGCTAATGATTTTGTATGGCGACTTGGTGAAAAGATTACAGATTTAGCATATAAAGGTAAATGTTGTGCTGAAATTGAAATGCCAACTAACAATATTATTGCTGAAATTGTTATTAAAGCTTTAAATGAAAATGGTTACAAATGGGTAACTAAAATTGTAAATGATAAAGTAATTGTTCAAATTGGGTGGTGATGTATGATGTATGCAATTTTATTCGGCTTAGATTTTTATCAATCTTTCTATTTTACACTTAAAGTATTTCTTGTGTTAATAAGTTGTGGTGTAGTAATTCTAGGTTTTTTCTCACCGCTTATTATAGCTGGTCGTTGGACTTATTTAAAAGCTCATGAAGATGATTATGATCGGAAGTTATACCGTAATGACTATATGGCAAGTGAAATAATGCTTAAAATTGTAAAAAGTGTTTGGCTCTATCTATTTATTTTAATATCTATCTTTATACCGTCCAAAGAAACGATATATATTGCCACAGGACTTTATGTGGGTGAAAGTGTATATACTGCATATAAAGATACACCGCTTGCGAAAAAGGCATATAATTTAGCCGAAATGAAGCTGAATGAACTGTTAGACGAGAAATTAAGTGGTGCTGAAAATGGCAGTAGTAAAAAGTAAAATTTTTGACGGTATGCTACTTCAACTTAGATCAGACTTTGTGGACGGTGTTGAAATATACACCGTTACGGTTGAAAGCTCGAACACTACAAATATACAGCCATTAGTTAAACGCACACGCTTGCAGAGTGAAGCCGAACACGTATTTAATCTTTGGCAAACAGGATTGTATAATACCTGTGGAGTTTTTGTATGAATGTTTTTGATTTATACGGAACGTTGCAAATATGGTTTAATGATAACGAGGGTGTGTTAGTATTTAAGCGTTATCCTTTAAACGAAAAATATAAGCGAAAAAATTTAAAAAATATGTTGCAAGATCTTAAAAACGGCAATATAATTGAAATCGAATACAAACACGGGAACACGGCAAGATTTTTAGGTCGTATTTGGAGTGATTTCCGAGATAGTATTCAAATGGTGCAATATCCGAAAGAGCAAAAGATTTACTTCTTTCAGAAAACCTGCGGTATTGCGAAAGAAAACTTTAAATATCTAAGGAGTGAAAATGCCAGTAGATATTGTATTCAATCTGCTCCTTTCGTTCGCTTCTCTAACCTTTAGTGGTTACCGAGTGAAGCAGATTTTTCTTGAAGAAATCCAATTACCCCTTGCACGACAATTATTGTGGGCTATCGCCTTTATTGTTAGCGGTGTGATAACTGGTGTAAATTTTATGATTTTCATTAAAACCTTATGGGGGTTATTATGATTTTAGACAAAGATTATTGGGCGACACCGCAGGCGATAGTAAAAGGTATTACCTCTTACTGTTATGCCAAAGGCTTGGTAACATTGCCGAAAGCAACGATTGATGTATGTGCGACACCGTTTAATACAAAGGTTAAAGACAATTACATCACCGAAGAAGAAAATGCGTTGGTGGTGGATTGGGGCAAATTCGGCTTGGCTTGGTGCAATCCCCCATATAGTCGAGGTAATGTAGGCTTATTCTTCAATCGTGCATTGGAGCAATACCGCAAAAATCAAACTGAAACGATTATGCTGTTGAACTGCGATAATGGTACAGCGTGGTTTGCTGATATTATCGCTCACGCAAAAGCGGTAATCTATGTAATGAACGGTCGGATTAAGTTTTTAGATCCTGAAACGGGTGCAGAAGCGAAAAATCCCCCTAAACCTAATATGTTTGTAGTGGTCGGTGAACGCAGTACAGATTATATTCAAACACATTACTTATCCCTTGATGAAATCTTTAAATTGGGAGCTTAAAATGCTGTACGTACTCATAGTTTTAAATATCGTAGCGTATTTTACAAATAATCAAACACTCGTTGATGTATCTATCTATACGACTTGGTTTGTGTGTATTTTAAGTACGTTATTTCAATTTACAGCGTTGGTGGCTATCGGTGCAGGATATGTTGATCTTGCTGACTGCAAACCTAGACGACTTCACGCCAACCCTTATTACGCATATCCACGAATTATCGCAGTTTTGGTATCGTATGTTTTGATTGATGTAGGCTATCTTGGTGTATGGTTAGCGTGTTTATGCTTTATCGAATACGTTGTGCATTTATCCTACTTTAATTATATGCAGGGGAAGTAAAATGAGTGTCCCTAAGTCGTTACAAGTGCAAATCGGTGGTTCGCACTACAAAAAATACCACATTCAGCCGTTAGAATACGCTGAAAAGATTGGGCTTGGTGCTATGTGTTTCTGTGCATTTAAATACGTTACACGCTACAAGGACAAGCACGGTGAAGAAGATTTAGCTAAAGCCTTACACTGCCTAGATATTTATGAGGAGTGCGGTGTAGCTAAAGATAGTATCAAAGTTGATACGGATTACTTAATCGACTTTTTAAGTCAATTTGATGACAATCAAAGTCAAGCTTTATTCTTCATCATTCAATCACAATGCAACAAAGATCGCATTAAAGAAGCAAAATTTGCGATTGGTAAACTTCAAAAACTGTTAAAAGAGGAAAAACAAATGGAAACAGTTAAATGCACATACGAGGGCAAAAATCAAACTAAACACGAATTGTTTGTTACAATGCCGAGCGATTTCCACAAATGGACGACTGATCGTAAACAGTCGCACTTTACATCACTTGGTCGTAAAACTTACGGCAAACATACCGTCTTATTGAGTGTAGTAAACGTTAATACAGGTGAGGTGTATTGTGGTGAATAAATTACGCAAATGGTTTCCGTTTATCAAAAATGGTAACGAAACAGTATCAACTAATCGTGCAACTTGTGAAGAACAAAGTCGCAAAGTGAAAAACATCTTTTTGAATGATGTTAAGACTAATATTACATATTGGGTTTGCACAATGAATGGTGTTTATCCGATACGAGGATTTAAATTGAAAGGTGGTGATTGCTCATTCATCACACAACTTTCAGCGAAAAAGGGTTTTCTTTACGCTACGAAAGAAGAAGCTATGTATGTGTATGATTGCATTATGGGGGTGCGTAATGGCAAATAAACCAGTCAATCCAAAGAGTGAACACGTTGAGCAGGTCGAGTTCTTTCGTTGGTGTGCCGAAGTTGCCTACGCAGGATTTGATTTAGTTGTGGGTAATGCACCAAAGCCGTATGCCGAGCATTTACGACACCCGATCAAATCCCTGAAATTAATCCACGCTATCCCGAATGGTGGTGCGAGAGGTAATGACGGTCGGACGAATATGATACGAGGTGCTATGCTGAAAGCAGAGGGCGTTCGCAAAGGTGTGCCTGATATTTTCTTACCATTCCCTTGTGGTGGCTATCACGGACTTTACATTGAAATGAAAGTCGCTGACCGCACAAAAGGTCGAGTTAGTCAAGAGCAAACTGACTTTATGAATGAGGTAATGCAGTTGGGGTATCGTTGCGAAGTTTGCTACGGTGCAGAAGAAGCTAAACAAGCGGTGATGAAATACTATGGCTACAAAGTATAGCGTGGCAGTCAGTGAACATTCAAAGGTCGTTGTTACATACGACAATGAGTGGTACACGGCTCAACATTTCAAAAATGGGTGCAGTCGTGGGCTTGAAATCAAGCAATCACGATCAAAAGATGAAATCAATCAATTCATAGAAAATTTAAAGGAAATTTTTAATGCGTAGTATTAGTGCAAATGATCTTAAAGAACGTGCGTTAGAAATTATGCGTATCAAGTTAGGTGAATTATGTGCAAAACTGAATGACGAGTACGAAGATTATCGCTTTTATGTTAAAGATGATAGCGTATGGTTGGATTGCTCGGATTATTCGCCACGAGATATAAAAATTTACTAAAAAGTTTAAAATAATTATTGACAGGTGCAGTTAGGTGTATATAATTGCACTTGTTGATTAACAACAAACTAACTTAATATAAAGGTGCAAATTATGATTAAATTAACTCAAAAAGAATTAGAAGTATTGGAAGCAGTTGGTGCATTTCAACCGACCGAAGAAAAACAATATTTTACTACTTCTACCAGTAACAAAGCGATTGTTGCTCTTGAAGCACAAAAGTTAATTCAAACCCGTAAAAAAGGTATTCACGTTGAAGTGGCATTACTTGATTTAGGTGTAGCTGTTTTAAAATCCGAAGCAGAACACGAAATCGTAACTTCACACGAAGCTGAAAAGTTTGAGCCTGAACAGCCTGAACAAGTTGCGGAAGCGGAAAGCCAATTCGTGTTAGAGGACAATGTGCCAATTCCTAACTTACGCGGTCGTGCGAAAAAACCAGTACCATACCCATTAGACAAAATGGAAATCGGTCAATCGTTTTTCGTGCCAGTAGAAGATAAAACAGCCGACCTTGCAAAAGTTCGTGCAACATTCTCAACGAAAATTACTCACGCTAAGAGAGCGTTAGGTTTAACTGACCGAGTATTCTATACGGGCATTGATCCTGAACAATTTGGCTTGCGTGTGTGGCGTAGAGGTTAATAAGTAAATTTTAAAGGCTTGGATAAATTTCAAGCCTTTTTTATTGCATTAATGAAAATCCCTGATTATAATCCCATATAACGGTGATAATTAAGGAATTGAGGAATGTTGAGTAAAAATTCTGTTATTGATCGGACATTAAACGATAGTTCGACAATGTGGAGTATGTTTACAGGTGTTTTTGGTTCATTTACGGCAGGGGAATGGTGTTTAATTATTACGGCTATCATTACCGTGCTTAATTTTGCGAAAAATTGGTACATTGATATGCGTAAATTGAAAATGTATGAAGAAGAACACAACGATAAAATGAAACATACAGGTGAAATTAAACATAAGGACTATGACAATGAAAACTAAAATTGAAAAAGCAGGTCGAGTAGGTGGAGCAGGTGCGATAATCTGCTCAGTTGGAATTGTTGTAGGCATTATGTATAACAATTTAGAGAAAGGCACGTTAGATTATCCTTTGCGTGTTACACCTGAATTTGTGCAGAATATGACAGGTAAATTTGAAGGTTGCCGTTTCAAAAAATATAAAGACGGTGGCGGTATTGACACAATCGGGGTTGGTACGACTTCTGCTATTTGTGGGGAAATCACGAAGAACGAATTTACCTACGAAGAAATCGCTAAATGGCTCAATAAAGGCTTATGGGAAGCCGAGCAGTGCGTAAACAACAATTTCAAAGGTGCTGTATTACCGCAACGTGTGTTTGAAAGCCTTGTGGATATGGTTTACAACAACGGTTGTACGGCAGTCAGCAACAATAAAAACGGTCAAATGACTAAGATCCGTAGATACGCTTTACAGCAAAATTATACCGCACTTTGCAACGGCTATATGGATTGGACTTATGGGCGTAATGCTAAAGGTCAAAAGGTACAAATCAAAGGCTTATATCTACGCAGATTAGCTAACAAAGAATGGTGCTTACGAAATGACTAAATATATCGCTATGGCTCTTTTTGCAGTGGCTTCAATTCTAACAATTATTGGATTGTGTATGCACGTTGGTGAACAGAACGCACTAATCAAAGAGCAAGCTAACGAAATTCAAACGCTAAAGGTTGAGCAGGAACGCACAATTAAGGCATACGAAGAAGATATTGCTAAACGAGAGAAGAATAGCCGAACTCGTAAAGCAGTAATTAAAGAGATTATTAAGGTGGTCGGTAATGAAAAATGTGTTAATGATCCTATTGACAGCACTATTATTGACAGGGTGCAACAGCACAACAAGAGTAAATAATGTTATTCCGAGTTGCCGTGTACCTGATGATATTGAGCAAGGTGCGAAATGGATTGATCTGCTTGACAAATACTTAGAAACCCGATCCGAATTAGTGCAGTGTGCCGAAAAAGTGGAGCGACATAATGACAACAAATAATTGGGATATTGTTGCTCAATTTTTCTCGCCTGACGAAATCACAGGTCTTAAAGATTTATTTGCTCGTTTAATGGTAAAATATCACGAAAACACAGACAGCATTTTGCAGGATAAAGAGTTCGTTTATCAAGTGCGAGATGTTGCTTGTAGGCTATATATCATCAATGAATGGCGATTTGATAAAGATGTAGAAAAACGAATTTTACATTACCAATCAGAGGGGCTTGAAACAATCCTACCGAACAAAATGCAAGTAGCAGGAATGTATATGGATCTAGCTAAACGTGCTATCGGTACACGAGATAAGATTTTAGCCCTTGAAGCCTATTCTAAAATTATGGGATTTGATCGAGATGACATTCAACGGCAAACAGGTGCAACGCAAAATGTTATCTTGGTAACGGATAACGGCACAGATATGAGTTGGGAAGAAAAACTTGCTTCCAATCAGCTTACTTTACAGAAAAAGGCTGACAGCGTATTAGGTTTAGATGATGACGAAGATTTTAAGCACTAACAGAAAAGTAATTTGGCAACCTATCCCGAATAGCAGTCAAGAATTGGCTGTTGATACACGGTGCAACGAAACATTATTGTGTGGCACAAGGGGCGGTGGTAAAACTGATTGCCAATTAGCCAGTTTTGCTAAATACGTTGGTGTGGGCTACGGTCGATACTGGCGAGGGATTATTTTCGATCAAAAGAACAAATCATTGAACGATATTATTTCAAAATCTCTTGCTATGTTTAAGCCTATGGGTGGCAAATACAATATTGTTGAAAAGACTTGGACTTTCCCTGACGGTGAAACGTTGCGATTTGCCATTTTACGTTTGGACGAGGATTACTGGAACTTTCACGGTAACGAATTTTCATATATCGGCTTCAACGAGCTTACAAAATACCCGACTTCATACCTATATGACGCTATTCAGTCCTGTAATCGTAGCGGTTTTATGCCTGAAAAGCATATCCAATATACGGCAGACGGGAAACCTTACCTATTACCGCCTATCCCGTTAATGGTGTTTTCTACAACTAACCCACACGGAGCAGGGCATAACTGGGTTAAACGCAGATTTATAGATGTTGCTCCATACGGCACAGTGGTTAAGAAAACCGACAAAGTGTTTAATCCTAAAACGCAGAAAGAAGAACTGATTACACGCTCACAGGTGGCGATTTTTAGCTCCTTTATGGAAAACCCATACCTTGACCCTGTATATATCCAATCGCTTTTAAATTATCCTGATCCGAACATTCGCAAGGCTTGGGCTAAAGGCTCTTGGGATATTACCAGTGGCGGTGCAATCGGTGATTTGTGGGATAGCCGAGTTCACATCATCAAACGCTTTAAAATTCCGAGTGGTTGGTATCTTGACCGTACTTTCGACTGGGGTAGTTCGCACCCATTTTCTGTGGGTTGGTGGGCGCAATCCAATGGCGAAGAAGCTGAAATCTTGTTAGACAATGGCGAATGGATTAAATTTTGTCCGCCTAGTGGTTCATTAATCCAACTCTATGAATGGTACGGTACAGCCGAAATTGGTACAAATAAAGGCTTGTTAATGAGTGCGACTGAAATCGCTAAAGGTATCAGAGAGATTGAGCAAAACCTGTTAGACGGTGAATGGATTAGCCGATTGCCTAATTCTGGTTCTGCTGATAATCAAATTTGGAATAAAGTCAATAGCGATACTGATTGCATAGCCGAATTTATGGAGCGAGAGGGCGTTTATTGGGAAAAATCTGATAAGAGTAGCGGTAGCCGTAAAAATGGTTTACAATTACTAAGAGAGCTTTTAAACAATACATTGAAGAAAGATCCTGAACGACCGCACATTTACTTTATGACAAACTGTGTAGCGAGTATTGCAACGTTGCCTGTATTACCTAGAGATGAAAAAGATCTAGATGATGTAGATACCAATGCAGAAGATCACGCTTACGATATGGTACGATACCGTGTATTAGACGGTAAACGAAATGGCTCAATTACTTTTGAGGTTGAATATTAATGACTACGAAAACAGCAAATGCTACAACAGGCGTTGGTTTTATTCGCAAAGAGATTGCGAGTAAACGTAATGAATGGGCTGTAATCCGAGATTGTTTAGAGGGTGAGCAGACAATTAAAGGTAAAGGATTTACTTATTTGCCTTACCCTAGCACAAACAACAAAGATGATAATTGCGATGAAACTGACCCACGCTACACGGCATATAAAGATCGTGCTAATTTTATGAATGTAACCCGTAGAACGATTTACGAGTTATTGGCACAAGTTTTCATCAAAACGCCTGTTGTCAATGTAAATGATAGTAAAATTATGCAATTATTGCTTGACAATGCGAGCGGTAATGGTATCAGCCTAGAGCAGTGTGCTAAAACTTCCTTAAAATATTCGTTGGCATACGCATATAGCGGTGTGCTAGTGGATTTCCCCTCAACTGAAAAAAGTATCAGCGTTAAGGATTATAACGAGGGTGTGTATCGCCCGACAATCACTCCATACAGCCCGTTTGCTATTCGCAATTTCCGAGTTAAAGATGTGGGTGCAGAAGAACGCCTTGTGCTTGTAGTGTTGCAGGAAAGCAGTTGGGAATACGATAAAGACGGTTTTGAAGTAAAAGAAGTGCCGTGCTTACGAGTATTGCAATTAGACAGCAATAATGAGTATGTGCAAACCATTTATAAAGGAAGCGAACTTAATTATAAAGGTGAGGTTTTAGGTTGGGAAAAAGTATCAACTGTGAAACCGACTACCGCAGACGGCAAACCTTTAAATGAAATTCCGTTTTACTTTATCGGTATGGAAAACAACAATCCATATCCTGATAATCCGATTATGTATGATCTTGCAACCCTTAACATTTCGCATTACCGCAATAGTGCTGATTATGAAGAAACAATGTTTGTTGCAGGTCAAGCAACCTTGTTTGTGAGTGGCTTACATACAACCGATAACGGCAAAGCACCAAGCATTAAAATGGGTGTAACTGGTGGTATCAATCTGAAAAACGGTGGTACAGCAGGACTTCTTCAAGCCAAAGCTGATAGCGGTTTAGCCGAAGCTATGGAAAAGAAAGAAAAAGCTATGGTTAAATTCGGTGCGAAATTCCTTGAAACCGACAATGTGGCTAAAACCGCATATCAAGTTAAAGTGGAAAACCCCTCACAAGGTTCTATTCTAGCCAACTGTGCAGACAACGTTTCAAGTGCCTACACAAAAGCCCTGAAATTCGCACACCGTCTTATTAATCTACCTGACGATAAGGTCGAATTTGAGTTGAACACCGACTTTGAATATAATCGTGTGGGTACAGACGAACAAAATCAAATTATTAATGCTTGGGTTGCAGGTGCAATCTCATTCACCGAAATGCGAGCCGTCTTGAAACGTGCAGGCACAGCCACACAGTCGGACGAAGAAGCTATGGCTGAAATTAAGAAACATCAAGCCGAGAAACAAGCAGAAGAATTAAAGCTTGCCGAACAGCAGGCTAAAATAGGTGGCGATAACAAGCCGAAATCACAAACCAATAAAGGTGCAGAAAAATGAAATTAAAACGTAAAATTACAAAGGCTGAATTTGAAGCATTATCAGAAGTGCAACAAGGTTTATATGTTGCAGATAATGATGATTATGTGCTTGACATTGAAGATAGTGCTTTCGAGAACTTAAAGAGTGAAAAGAAAGCAATTCAAGACAAGTTAGCTAAATATGAAGCCGAAGAAGAAGAACGTATCCGTAAAGCGGAAGAACGTGCTAAAAAGAAAGCACTGGAAGAATACGAAAAAGCTAAAGACGACAAAGATATTGAAGCTATTGAGAAGTCTTGGCAAGAAAAATACGATAAATTGAACGCTGAAAAAACAGCTTCTGATGAACGCTATTCTGACTATGTGAAGAAAGCATTAATCGACACCGAAGTTATGCGTATGGCTAATGAAATCTCAACTGCTCCTGCGTTGATTGCTCCACACATTCGCAGTCGTTTAGATGTAGATTTTACTGGCGAACAGCCGAAATTGATCGTGCTTGACGATAAAGGTATGCGTTCGGCAAACACTGTTGCAGAATTGCAGAAATCTTTTATTGACAACAAAGATTTTAATGCTATCATTAAGATCACTACTGCTAATGGCGGTGCTAACGGCAGTAAATTCACAGAAACTCCTCACGATAGCGGTGCTAGTGGTGAAGTCAAACTAAGTAATTTAACTGACGAACAACTGGCACAGCGATATAAAGCCAGTTCTGATAGTCAATAACGAGGAACAAAATTATGGCTTTAACTCAAACGCAGGTATTTGAAAATACCGTCTATAATGTGGGTAAAGATTTACTTAAAGAAAACGTTGAAGTGTTTAACGGACACTCAAACGGTGCAATCGTTTTATCTCACCAATCAATTCAAGGTGATTTCGCACAAAGTCTTGATTTAGTGTTAGGTAACGATTTGATTAAATCTCGTAACCCGTATGCACAAACAGCTTTAACCGATAAAGGCTTCACACGCCAATCAGATAACATTGTTAAACTTGGTATGGGCTTAAATCCAATTTCTTGGACTAACGCTGAATTTAACTGGGTGAAACAAAATCCTGAATTAGCAGGTGTGAAAATCGCTCGTGCTATGGCAAATCAAACTATGCAACGTATGGCTGAATTTGCTATCGGTTCTGTGGCGACCTGTTTAAACAAAAACGTTAAAGTTAAACGTGAAATTGCACCAACTGCTAAAATTTCACATAACGATTTCGTGCAAGCTCTTGCTCCTATGGGCGACCAATTCAATAGTATTTCCTTGTATGTAATCCATTCAAGCACCTACTTTGAATTATTGGAAACCACATTCAAAAACGCAGAGCGTTTGTGGGTATTCGGTGATTTCACTGCGGTTAAAACGGCACTAGGTCATACTTTCTTGATTACCGACAACAAAGGTTTATTAGGCACTAACGCTGTTTACAGCTTAGGCTTGAAAAAACATTCTGTATTAGTCGGTACAGAAAACGACTTTGCACACGCAACTGTGCCAATCACAGGTCAAGAAAACTTGGCGTATCGTTATCAAGCAGAGTGGACAAGTGCGTTGAAAGTTGCTAACTATCGTTACAAAACTGGCGATAATATGAATGGTTTAACCTATTCAGCAGTAACTACGGCAACCAACTGGGAAGCAATCTCTAACGAAGCCAAAGATGAAACTGGTGTAATTATCGTTAAGAAAACAGCTTAATGCAGTCAGCAAGGGTGAGTAGGTTATCCGAAAGCCCTTTTTAAAAGGTATTAAATGATGAAAAAACCTAGTATTGCAATCTTTTGCGTTAGTAATGAGCAAACGGAAGAAGAATTAGCGTTATTTCAAAAATACGCATATTACAATCCTGTTGGCTACAATGTTAGTAACCTATCAGACGGTGATTTTTTAGTGTTTGACGGTGCTTGTGGTGCTGTGCCTGATCGCTATAAAGGTGTGCCAACCGCAGATGAAATCATCAAACAATATGAAGATTATTTAGAAACGTTAGGCGTTGCAGTCGGCGGTAAAGCTCCTAAACGTAAACAAACAACCGCACAAGTTGGTTTTTCTAACGAATAAGGTACAGGGAAATGGCTGAATTAATTATCGAAGATATGACGGGATTAGAAAATGCTAACTCTTATTGCAGTATGGCAGAATATCGCACGTTCGCTGAACTGAACGATTACGATCCGTTAGAAGATAAAGATTTAGCCGTTTTCCTTGCACGAGCTACAAATTTCATTGATAGCTTGGAAAACATTTTTGTAGGCAAAAGGCTAAACTCCTCACAATCTTTGGCTTTCCCTAGAGTGGTTGAGGGTTCTTGTAGTAAAAATCCGCACCTTTATCCAACGAATAACCTCAAAAAAGCAGTTCTCTATGCAGTGGTTGCTCAAAGCGAGGGGTTTAGCCTATTACCTACAACAATCTCTAAAGATGATTATATCTCTAAAGAGAAAATTGAGGGTGCGTTAGAAGTTCAATATTCGAGCGAATATTTTAGCAAAAATGTGCTATCTAAATTCCCGATTATTGAGCGATATTTAAGCGAATATTTAAGCAGTAACGTATTACAGTTGAGTATTTATAGATAATGGGAAATCCTTTATATTTACGCTTTAATCTTTTAGCTAAACGTTTAATTAAAAAGTACGGTTACAGCAAGGTTAAATTGGTACATCAAACGAAAACAGGCAATTCTTGGGAAAATGACTTTGTAGAAAAGACTTATCTCACAGATTGCCTGATTGTGCCGTCTAGTAAATACTCAAAAGAAACATATCGGCTTAATGGTGGAAAGGATATAGTGGAAAATAACTATGTAGCATTTATACCGCACACTACCTTTAAGCCGACACTTAATGATAAAATTGTTACTAAAAACGAAGAATACACTATTGTTAGTGTGATTGCGATTAACCCTGACGGTTCGCAGGAAATTATTTATAAACTGGAACTTAAATAATGAACGCTATCGAAAATACCAATGCGTTGTTTGCGTTTTTAGAAACAACATTACAAAATCTCTTTAAAGAAAAAGATTTAAAGTTAGAGTTGCTATGGCATAGTAACGTTTTACCTGACAATAATCCGAATATTTGCAGAGTTTATGTAAATCGTAAAATTGTAAACGAAGAACAAGACACACTGGCAATTAATGTAGCCGAAATGGGTAGAGTACGCTATAATACGCAGGGAGTGTGTGTTGTTAGCTTTTTTACACCACGCTCTATTAATGGTGGTTATGCAAAAACCGAATGGATTGCACAGGCACTTAAAAACGCTCTACGCAGAGAACGATTTAAATGTTTGTGGGTTCGTAACGTTACAGCAACTCCCTTTAATATGGAAAACAATAGCTATCGGTATGACCTATCGTTTAGCTATGAATTTGACGAAATCGTTTAAGGTACAACATTATGGCAACTTGTGAAACGAAAAAAATTGATAGTAACGTTGTAGGTCTTAACTATGCCGAAGAAGAATGTTTAGGTGTATTACCAACAGATCCGAAATGGTATGCGTTAGAGCCGAATAGTTATTCTGACTTTGGTGGTGAATTATCAACCGCAAGTCGTTCCCCTATTTCTGCGAGCCGACAAAACAAGAAAGGTGCTGTAACGGATTTATCCGCTAAAGCAGGTTTTGAGTTGGACTTTACCCACTCTGCGTTGAATGACCTCTTACAAGGCTTATTCTTTGCAGATATGCGTAAAAAAGCAGAATATTCTGTATCGGCTGTTACGGCAACTGGTTTTACAGTGGCAGGTAACAACAAAATCAAGGCAAATGACATTGTTTTAGCGAGCGGTTTTGCTACGCCTAGCTTGAACAAAGCCTATACCGTAACAAATGCAAGTGCAACCGAAATTGCAGTCGCAGGTGTTACAGCAAAAGCCGAGAAAGGTACAGTGCAGGTCGTAGGACACTCTTTCGGTGCAGGCGATCTTAAATTTGTAGTAGAAAACAAAATCTATGCAATCCAATCAACCGCTAAAAACTTAACCGAGTTAGGCTTAATCGCAGGTGAATGGATTTTCGTAGGTGGCGATCAAGCAAGTGAACAATTTGCTAACGTTAAGCCGTTCTATGCTCGTGTAGATAGCGTTACTGCTAACAAAATCACATTCGATAACGGCACATTCCCTGATAACCTAACTTCCGACAACGGAGCAGGTAAAGCAATCAAGGTGTTTGTGGGTACTGTTATTAAAAATGAAAGCGACCCTGCTAACATTAAACGCAGAAGCTACACGTTTGAGCGAACTCTTGGTAAAGTTGCTTCAACTAATCAAGATCAAGCTGAATATGTATCGGGTGCGATTTTTGGTGAGTTTTCATTTAAAGCTAGTCAAGGTGAATTTGCGACAGCAGAGTTATCCTTTACGGCAACCGACAGTCAATACAAGACTGGTACATTACTTTCCAACGGTAAACTAACTTCTGCTAAAGGTGAAAGTGCGTTCAATACGGCAGTTGATATGCGAGCTATGCGTTTAAGTCTTGTTGATAAGACTAAAACTGTATCTGCTCCACTCTTTGCTTACTTGACCGAACTTTCGTTAGAAGTGAACAACAATCTATCTGAAAATAAAGCATTAGGCGTTTTGGGAGCTATGGACGTTAGTGCAGGGAATTTCGAGGTAAAAGGTTCTACAACCGCTTACTTTGCAACTACCGAAGCACAACAAGCCGTCCGTAATTATTCAGATGTTGGTTTAAGTGCAATCTTTGCGAAAGAAAATATCGGCTTCTTGTTTGACATTCCTCTACTTGGCTTGGGTGGCGGTCAAAACAGTGTGGAAAAAGATAACCCAATTACTACGGCTCTTGAAATTCAAGGTGCTGAAAATAAAAACGGTTATACTTTAATGTATGTTACATATCCATACTTGCCAACCGTAGCTATGTAGTGTAAACTTAAAACCGCTTAGAGAAATCTAGGCGGTTATTTTATCAATTTAACTTAATAAAGGTGCAAAAATGAAAGCAGTAAATATTTACGCTAAATATCAAACAGACAGCGATTTAGAATTGAAAACTGGTGCTAAATTCTACATTGACAAAGAAGCTGACAGCTACATTTTAGTTAAACGCTTAACTGGTCGTAACAAAGAATTAATGAAAGCACAGGCTGAATTAGACAAAGAACTAGGTGATCGACAAGACGAAGAAGCAGGTCAAAAACGCCTTGCTCTTTATGTAGATCAATTAGTTGTGGGTTGGCACAATATTGCAGGTGCGGACGGCAAACCTTTAGAATACACCCCTGAAACAGCAAAACAGGTGCTTTTAGAATTACCTGATTTGCTTGATTTAGTGGTTGCATTTACCACTAACGCTGACAACTATCGTGTGGTAAACGTAGCAAAAAATTAGTAGAGGTATTGCTTTATCAAATTAAACACGGCAAGCACGAGCAGGCATTAATCGAAATGGTTAGAAAGAATGGTGGTGAATTGCCTGATTTGATAAAAAACAAACCTACACTTTTAAACGAGGGCTTGCAGTTTTATATGCAAGCCTTTTTTACGTTAGAAAGTGAGCGTTATCCGAGCCAGTACGGACTTATGCCAATACCTATTACGAAAATTATCGAATATGGTCGTTTTTTAACTTATTCGGACTGTGAAATGGACGATTTTATCTATATAATAAAAGAGTTAGATCACGCTATATTAGAATACTGGAACAGTAAAAATGCGAACGTTAAATAAAGCATTTCTAAAGCATAGGCAGGATATTAAACAACGTGCTAACTTGGCTAAAATCAAGTTGGCACAAGCCGTTGCTTTTAATTTGATAATGGAAACACCTGTTGATACCTCTACCGCACTTTCTAACTGGCTTGCAGGAATACGCAATCCGAAGTCTAAGAAAGTTAAAGCCCATTTTGTAGGCATTGACGGCTCTACACATAGTCAATCTTCCTCTATGGCTTACGCTGTTGCAAATACCGTAATACAACGAGCGAAAGTAGGTCAAACAATATTCATTTCTAACAGTATCGAATATATCAACTTGTTAAATCAAGGTTATAGCAAGCAAGCACCTGTAAATTTCATTGAATTAGCAGTTGCTAAATCTGTAAATCAATTAAAAGGTATGAAATTATGAGTGATATTCAAGCAAATGTAGTTATCAATGATAAGATTGATAAGAACATTGAAATAAAACTCACCGCACTTGCTGATAAATCCTTAAAGGCAAGTGATAATATCACACGCTTAAATAATGCGATTAAAAATTTATCTGTAAATAATATTAACGCAGTTAAAACCGCATTGCAAGGTTTAAGTAATATAAATCCGCTTAAAAATGTAAATTTAGGTGCGTTGCAACTCGTAAATAGTATTAGTAAAAGTCAAGTCGCATTGGCACAAGCAAATGCTAGTATGGCGAAAGCTCAACTAGCAAGCCAACGTTTAGCAAGTGAACAAGCCCGAACAGCAAGTATTGCTCAACGTAGTGCAGATCAACAAGCGATTGCAAGTGCAAGAATTGCTGAAATCAAAGCAAGAGAGCGTGTGGCAGAAGAACGTTTAGCTTCAGCAAAAGCCTTGACCGCACAACGACAAGCCCGTTTAGACGAAATGACTAGACGAGCTACAAATGGCATTAAGGTGTATCAAGGTGGCTTGCTTGGCTTGTTTGCAACCATTAACAACGTTTCCGCAGGTTTAGCTAACTTTGGCAAATTCATTGATTTTGGCGACACTTATCAACGTTCGATCAACAAATTAACCCTTGTTACGAAGTCGGCAGAAGAAGCTCGAAACCGCTTAACCGCATTATCAACAGGTGCATTAGCAAGTTACGGTAATCTTGAAAGTTATACCGCACTTTATACTCGCTTAGATATGGCGTTGAAGAATGTTGGCGGTACAGCAAGCGAAGCTATGGCAGTAACGCAAACCCTATCTAAAACGGTTGCATTGGCAGGTTTAACATCAGCAGAAGCAAGTTCGGCTCTACTACAAATCTCACAAGCATTTAACAAAGGCAAGTTGGACGGTGATGAATTCCGCACCGTTATGGAAACTATGCCCCCATTGGCAGATGCTATTGCAAGAGAAATGAGCCGTGCAGGAAATGGTGTCAAAGTCTTGCGTGGGGATTTATTGAAGTTAGCTCCTAAAGGCGAAATCACAGCAGAAGTAATGAAACGTGCTGTAATTTCTATGGCAGAGGAAATCGACAGCCGATTTGCGAAACTCACTCCTACTGTGGGAATGGAGTTAGAAAACCTTAAAACAAAAGCGACTGTATTCTTTGGCTCACTCTTTAAAGACGAGGGCGTTGGAACAGGTATCAACAATGTTTTACGCTTGATCGGGGATAACTTAGGTACTATCACAAAAATTGCGATTGTAACAGGTAGTGCGATTGTGGGTGCGTTTGCGGTTAAGCATATCGTAAATATGAGTACATATTTATTACAAGTTAGTACAACGTTTGCTACATTACGCACACAGGCTCTTGCTTCCAGTACAGCAATCGGATTAACCAATACAGCATTAAAATCTACCTACGCTTGGACGAGTGCATTATTTGCAACTCTCAAAGCAAGTCCAGTAGGTTTAATTATAACTGGTGTATCACTCTTGACCGTAGCGTTAGAGGGATTATTCTCGCTCACTGGCAACGAGCTTTTCCCTAACTTTGATGAAGATAAAGCACAGCTTGACGACTATTTAAGCCGACTGACAGATGTATCAGATCAAATGCAAACTATGAGTAGTATTGCCATTGATCGAGAATACGACAAAACCGAAAAAGCTCTACAACAACTCAATGCTGAAAGCGAAAAATATCGCAAGGAAATGGAGCAACAACAAGCGATATTAGAGCGTAACAAACAAGCACAAAAATTTGAGCAAGAGCAGAGTGTATGGCGTTTGGCATATATCAATGAGTATGATAGTGCTATCGAAAATCTGACTTTGAGCGAAGAAAAAGCGTTAGATGTGCGTATCAAACACGCAGAAGCCGAAGAAAAGTTAAATAAAGCGAAAGCCGATAGTAGCCGTGTTGTGGAAGCTCAATTACAGCTATTGATTGAGCAGAAAGATCGTCTTGACAACTTAAACAAAGTTATTGACGAGGGAACAACCGCTAATAAACACTCACAATCCGAGATTGACAATGCGAAAGTGCGTGTAGCCGAAATCACAGAGCGTTACGGTGATTTGAACGCACGAATTGCACAGATGATTGGATTGCTTAACAACCTATCTGCTGAAAAATTTAGCGGTGTAGCAGGCACGGCATTAGCTGTGGGCGAACGTGTTGCTAACTTGAAGCTCAAAGTCGCACAAGAGAAGATCAATGCACAAGCAGTTACTGATTTCACTAAACGAAAAGAAAACCTTGATCTTGATCTAAAAATCCTTAAAGCTCAACAAAGCAATAATAAAGAGTTAGAACGCTCTTTACGAGTGCAGAAGAAATTAGCAAATCTATCTCACTTGAAAGAAGTTACAACTGACGGTCGATTAATTAAAGATCCGAAAACGCAAAGTAGTGCTTATGATGAATTAGCTAAAACTGAAAACGAAATCCTTGCACGGGAAGAAGCGTTAAAAGAAGCTAAATCTTCTAAAAAAGGTGGTTCAAAAGGCTCTAAAGGTTCTCAAAAACTAAGCCCACACGATAAAGCGTTGCAAAAATTAAACGAGTTTAAACAAGGCTTAGTTGATGAAAATAATCTCTTATCACAAGGTTACAGCCAATACGAGAAATATCAATCTCTTTATAAATTGAAAGCTGAAATCCAACAAAAAGGTGTAGATTTGTCAAATCAAGAACTCAATGCTATGAAAGAGCAGATTGATTTAAATACTAAACTTAAAGAGTTGGCACAAGAGATTAATAAGCTCGAAGAAAATAGTGTAGGTAAAGCAAAAGAGAAAGTGCAGTTGCAATTACAGGCGATTGCTCAATCAAATTTAAGCCCGAATGAAAAAGTAGCACAAGTAGATAAACTTTATAAAGATCAAGGTTTAACAACTGGTGTAAATCAAGGTGTGCAAGGTATTCAAAACGAGTATGCGTTGCGTATGGAATTGTTAAGACAATACCACGAGCAAGCTAAGACTTCTGAATTTGAATTCCAACAAGAAATGCTTGGTTTATCAATGGCGAGCGAGCAAGCGAAATACGATCAACGTTTAGCCAACCTACAAAATATGGGTGCATTAGGTCAAGCAACAGCAGCAGCCTTTGAGAGTTTTACGAGCCACGCAACAGCTAGCTTATTCAACGTATTAAAAGGTACAGAAAGCATTGGCGGAGCTATGCGTAATTTAGCAAGCACTATCTTAAATGATGTTGTAAAATCAATTATTGAAATGGGGGTTAAATGGGTAGCCCAACAAGCTATGCAATTAGCCTTTGGTGAAACTGCACAAGCAACGCAATTAGCAGGTGCAACTGCATTATTAGGTGTGTATAGTCCATTGGCGACCGCCGTATCTCTTGCAAGTTACGGTGCAAATGCCGCTCCTGCTATGACAGGTATGAGTTCGGCATACGCATTAGGTAAAACCTTATCTATCGCAGGTGCAAGAAAGAACGGTGGTTCAATCAGTGCAGGCGAACTTTATCAAGTAGGTGAGGGCAACGCTCCTGAAATCTACCGCTCTAATAGTGGTCGCCAATATATGATTGCAGGTGATAACGGTCGGGTGTTTAGCAATAAAGATGTAACAGGTGGTAACGGTGGTACAACTATCATTCAAAACATCACATATCAAGGCAGTGGTGATGAAACGCAAGATAAACGTAGTATGGAAAACTTGTCTAAATCACTTAGAGCCACTATACTTGATGTTATCAGAAATGAAAACCGTGTAGGCGGTGAATTAGCGAGAGGTTAATAATGGCATTAGAAACATTTAGCTATCAAGTTGAAACAGGGCTAGGGGAAACCTTTAGCCCTAAAATCAACAAAGTGCAATTTGGTGACGGCTACATTCAACGTAGCAAAAAAGGAATTAACAACATTCTGCGAGAGTTTTCGGTAACGTATAAAGGTGTGTGGGGTGTTACAATGCAAAATGGTAAACTCGTTATAGCAAACCAAAGTGCGTATGACGAAATGAACGCAGTAGAAGCCTTTTTATTACGACACGAGGGCTACAAAGCCTTTTTGTGGGATAGTTTTCGCAAACACAATCAAGGAAATCCAATTAAAGTTGTATGCGAGAATTGGTCGATCAACCGAGAAAATGGCTACGGCACAATTTCAATGACTTTCACGGAAACACTATAATGCCTTTAACTATTCCTGACAAATTAAAACTTGATCTTGCTTCACTTGAACAAGATACGTTATTAGAATTATATGAGATTGACCTATCTAATCTGACTACTCGAAATGGTGTGAGAGGACAGGTTATTCGCCTACATAATGGTATGAACGAAATCAAGCAAAATGTGGTATGGTTAGGTAATGAATATATAGCCTATCCGATACACGGGAGCGGTTTTGAAAATAAATCGCAAGGTGCAAGCAACCGTCCTAAACTGATTATTTCTAACCTATTCGGGTTGGTTACAGGCATAGTGAGTGATTTTGATGATTGTTTAGGTGCAAAGGTTACACGCACACGGGTTTATGCGAAATATCTTGACCCTGTAAACTTTGCGAGTGGTCAAAATCCACATCACGATAGAAATATGAAAATTAGTTCAATTTATTATATTGAGCAAATGAGTACATTATCGGCAGAAAGTGCAAGCTTTACATTGGCTATTCCGACTGAATTTGATAATATAATGTTACCTGCTCGAACAATGATGGCGAATACCTGCTCGTGGATATATCGCAGTCCTGAATGTGGCTATAAAGGTGGAGCAGTAGCAGACGAGAAAGATCAACGCACAAACGATATTAGCAAAGATAAATGCTCAAAATGCCGAACTGGTTGCAAGTTACGCAACAATATTCAAAATTTTGGTGGATTTATCGCAATTAACAATCTATGAAAACTATTGAAGATGAAATTTTAGCTCATGCTGAAAATGAATATCCGAAAGAAAGTTGCGGTTTTGTTGTCAATAGCAACGGTCGGCAGATTTATATTCCGTGCAAAAACGTGGCAGATGACCCTGAAAACTTTTTTGAGATTGCTCCCGAAGAAGTGGCAAAAATCTATATTAATTATGAGCCGTTAACAGTGGTACATTCTCACCCTGACGGCACTAATTATTTATCAACGGAAGATCGCAAGTATCAAGTCAATACTAATTTAGATTGGTGGTTAGTGTGTGAGGGTAAACTTTACAAATACCGTTGCGTTCCGCATTTATTAGGTCGGGAATTTAAACACGGTGAATTAGATTGTTATTCATTATTTAAAGATAGTTATTCGTTAGCAGGTGTAGAATTACCTGACTTTCAACGGGAAGATAAATGGTGGCTAAACAATCAGAATTTATATTTAGACAATTTGGAAGCAAACGGATTTTATAAAGTCGAAAATCCTGAAATTGGCGATATAATTTTAATGCAAATTCAATCAGATGTGCCTAATCACGTAGGCATTTATGTTGGAGATCAGATGTTTTTACACCATATATCTGACCGATTGAGCAAAAGAGATTTATTTGATGGATATTGGTTAAACAGTAAACATAGTTTTTGGCGGTACAAATGGAAATCACAATTAAACTTCAAGGCAATCTTAAACGATTTGGCAGTGAATTTAAAATAAACGCTGACAAAATCAAAGAGGGAATGAGCGCCTTGCTAACTCAATTAGCAGGATTTAGAAATACCATTCAGAAAGGACAATTTCACGTTATTGTAGGCGAGAAAGACTTAACGAATGAGAATATTTTTCCTAACTTTGACGAAGTATTAACAGAAGATACAACCCTAACTATTATCCCTGCTATCAAAGGTGCAAAGGGTGGTCGTAAGCTTGGAATATTAAGTGTTGTAGTAGGTGCAGTCTTAGTCGCAGCTTCTTGGTGGGCAGGTGGTGCAGCAGGTTTTGCATATTTAGGTGCAGCAGGATATGCAGGAGCAACCGCTACATTTATGGCAGGTGCAGCTCTTATCGCTAGTGGTGTAGCCAGTATGCTTACACCGACACCTAAAATGCCTGATTTTAAACTAGGTGAAATGAGCGGAAACATAAACAGAAGCGGAAGCGGAAGCGGAAAAGAAATAGAAAAGAAATCTAGTACAAGCTTTTCAAGTACAGCAAATATGGTTGCACAAGGTCGCCCTGTGCCGTTAGCCTACGGTGAGATTATGACTGGTTCGTTAGTTATCTCTAAAGGTACAAGAACTTATAGGGTAGATGTATATACGCCAGTTGAAAAAACAGAGTTAAAACCTGAAAATACAATAATGAATAATGAGCCGACTGATAAGAAAAAAGTATCACGTTGGGGATTAAAAAGAAAACAACATCAATGAGGCTATGGAATATGATTTATCCAATAATTAAAGGTGCAGAGGGTACAGAGGGTGTGCAAAATACAGACGGTAGCGGTCGCTCCCATACTCCTGTTGAAGCGAAAGAAAGTGGTCGTAGCAGACAGCAATTAGATATTGTTGAAGTGATTTCAGAGGGTGAAATCTACGGTTTAGTCAATGATATGAAAAGTATTTATCTTGATAAAACTCCTGTTGCTAACCCTAACGGTTCATTCAACTTCAAAAACCTTTCATTTCAAGCCCGTGTGGGTACTCAAAACCAATCACCTATGAATGGTTTTAATACTGCACAGCGAGAAATCGCAGTCGGTGTTGCAATCAAGAAAGATAAACCTATCACTAAAACGGTTACTGACAAAAATGTAACAAGTTTGCGTATCACAGTCGGGGTGAGTGCTTTAGTACAACGAGAGGAAAACGGTGATACAAACGGAAGTTCAGTAGATTTACAAATACGAATTGGTAATCGTGTTTACCCACACAATTTCACAGGTAAATATACGGCAGGAACTTATCTTGAAATGTTGGAAATTTATGATTTACCAACTCCCCCTTTCAATATTGTTGTTGAGCGTTTAACGCCTGACAGCACTTCTCAACGTTTACAAAACGGCACAGTGTGGGCAAGTTACACTGAAATCACAAACGATAATTTTGCATATCCTAATACAGCTCTTATGGGTGTTAGTATTGACAGTGATTACTTTCAATCTCAACCGCAACGCAATTATTTAATTCGTGGTTTAATTATTAATGTACCTGATATTTACAATCCTTTCACACGTACTTATTCATCAGACTTTTGGAATGGTACTTTTAAAAAGGCTTGGACTAATAACCCTGTGTGGATTTGGCACGATTTAGTTACCAATAAGCGTTATGGCTTGGGTAAAAGTATTGCTGATTTCAACGTAGATGTATTCCAGTTATTCGCTATTGCTAAATATTGTGATGAATTAGTGCCTGACGGTTTTGGTGGTAAAGAGCCTCGTATGACCTGTAACGCTTGGATTACAGATCAAAGAGAAGCCTACGATTTAATCCAAAGTTTATCAAGCGTATTCCGTGCTATGCCAATTTGGAACGGTCAATATCTTACTGCGGTTCAAGACCGTGTCGCAGACCCTGTATGGACGTACAATAACTCAAACGTGGTAGAGGGTGTATTCACTTATTCCCGTTCTGCTCGAAAAGCCCGACACAATACAATACAGGTTGAATGGGTAAACCCTGACGACTTCTACAATGTGGCTATCGAGCAAGTCAGTGATGATGAAAGCGTTAAACGTTTCGGTCAAAATATCTCAAAAGTTACAGCGTTTGGTTGTACCTCACGAGGTCAAGCATATCGTACAGGTCGTTGGATTTTAGAAACCGAAAAACTGGAAACTGAAACGGTAACATTCACGGTCGGGGCAGAGGGCTTAATGCACTTGCCTTATGATATTATCGAAGTTGCCGACAACCAATTCGCAGGAATTAATGTGGGCGGTCGAGTATTATCGGCTATTGCAAATAAAGTTGAATTAGACCGCCCTATTGAGTTTGATAGCAAAACGTATTTAAGTTATATCAACAAACAAGGTGAATTTAAACGAACTAAGGTAATGGGATTTGACAAGAAAACAAATACTGTTACGTTAGATCAAGCTGTTGGCGATATTCAAGAATTAGCAGTATGGTCGCTTGAAACCTCTAAAGTTGCCACAGGTTTATATCGTTGCACCGCTATTGTCGAAAATGAGGACGGTACATTTAACATTACCGCACTTCAACACGTTCCTCAAAAAGAGGATATTGTTATAAATGGTACACATTTCGATCCGAAACCACGTACTGTTTATTCTGCGTTGGAAAACATCACTGTTGATTATGACGGTCGAACTACTGTAATTAAAGGAAACGTAAACACTTTAGATAATACTGGTAATGAAGAAATTACCTACGATATTCGTATTCTTAAAAATGGTGCAATAATCTCAAATAAATTAGGCTTGAAATCGCCTAGTTATTCTGTGGAAGATTTAGAGAACGGGGAATATACCGTTATCATTACCGCTAAGGATAAATTCGGTCGTATTATTTCTATTAAAGAATACGACTTTGTTATTGACAAGCCCCCTGTGGTTGCTAATCCGAGTGCAATAGGTGGTATAGGTTGTATTTATTTAACGTGGGATTATGTTAATGAAATCACCGATACCGAGATTTGGGCGAGCAAAACAGACGACCTTTCAACGGCAAAATTGATTACCCGATTAAATGGTTTAATGTACACCTATGACTGCGGAGCAGAAGAAACTTGGTATTTTTGGTTGCGACACGTTCGAGGTGTGAATGTAGGCTCATTCGGTTCAGCAAGCGGTTTACGAGCAATTTCTGGTGCAGATTTAGATAAGAAATTAGAAGATTTAAACAAAGAACTACAAGAAAATATTGCTGATAAAGTTATTGATGTTGCTTTACCTGCTCGTAATTTAGAAATGACTAAAACTGTTAGTGGCTTGAATATTAATAACTATCTAGGGCATAAACAAGTTTATAATACGGCTGACGGCAAATTATATACGTGGAATGGGGCTAAATATGTTGAAAATGGTATTGATAAAAACAATTTACGAATTAAAACAACACAATTAGTAGGTACGTTACAAGCAAATCAAATTGGTGCAAACACAATCAGCACAGGTGCTATACAAGCAGGAGCAATTAGAGCCGAACATATTGCAACAAGTCAAATTACAGGTGAAAAACTAGCGTTAGGGCTTGGTGGTAACTTACTTAAAAATCCTTTATTTGTTAATAATTCAGAGGGTTGGTTCGGTTTTGTTCATTTTAATCCTGAAATTGTGCAGTATTGGACGGCAGGTAGTATTGGTGTTGCGAGCATACATCACAAATACGACACGAGCTTTAATGGACACCCACGAGATCCTAAATATATAAATGAGGAATTTAACATTGCTAACTGGGTTGTGAATGGATTTCAGCAGTTAGCTAATGATAGTAAAAGTAATAAACACTGGATAGACAATGCTAGGGTATTGGTAAATGTTATCCCTGATAAAACCTACATATTTTCAGCTTATGTAGGCTGTTTTCGCTGTGGTGGTTACTTGTTAGCAGAAGAATATTCTTCTGACAGTAAAGATTATATTCGTTGGATTAATAATAGTAATTTGTTTGGAGATCAAAGCAATTTATACCTTAATGCAGGTGAACAAATAGACAATGCTACAACCACGCCTTTTGTAAATGGACTAGATACTAACACAGCCCACAGAGCTTTTGTCAAATTTACCGCACCTAAATCTGGAGTGGTATGTTTAATCTTCCGTATTGCACGATTTGGTTATGGTGGTGCATATCAAGACTGCTATATGGCAAGAGCAATGCTTGAAGAAGTTAATCCTAGTCAAAATACTCCTAGTTCGTGGCGAGAAACTTCAATCACTTCTATTGACGGGGGATCTATTGTTGCAAACACAATTACAGCTAGACAGCTTAGTGCGGATAGTGTAACATCAAATAAGATTGCGGTAGGTGCTGTAACAGCTAATCATATTGCTGTGGGTAGTATTGGAGCAAACCATATTGCTACACGATCATTAACTTCTGATAAGCTAAACGTGAACAGCCTTTCTGCTATTAGTTCTAATATTGGTAGTATCAACGCTGGTGATATAACTGGGGTTAATATACACGGTAACAATATTAATGGTAATAATATCTCTGGCGGTACGATTACAGGGG